AATAATTTCTGAGGAGAGGCCATGCCTGCAACGTTAACCCTCCCCCGAATTGATCGGGAAACGATTGCCCAGACGGGCATTATTCCCGAGGGGTACAAGTTCCTTCAGGATTCGAGACCGTTGGTGGTCAGCGATCTTCGAACCAAGGTCCTGACGGAAGGGAAGAACGGCAACAAGGTTACGGTCATGCGCTGCACTGGCGTGTTCCAGCGTGCAGATGAACGTAACTCGAATGGCCGTGTTTATCCGCTTGACATCGTAAAGGAAGCGGTTGAGAAGCTTCAACCAGCGATCAAATCTCGGCGTGTCCTTGGCGAGTTTGATCATCCACCTGATGCCAAGATTCACCTTGACAGAATTGCTCACCTCGTGACGAAGTTGTGGATCGAGGGGAAGACGGTCTACGGTGAGTTAGAGGTCTTTAACGACGGCAGGATGCCTTTTGGTAGTCAACTTGCTTGTTTGCTTGAGCGTAAGGTCCAGGTAGGTATTTCCTCGCGTGGCGTCGGCGACATGGAAATCATCATGTTCGAAGGCGAGGACACCTATGAAGTACAGAAGGGGTTCGAATTTGTTACATTTGATTCGGTTGCGGAACCCAGCGTGACCGGTACCCAACTCAACATTCGAGAGGGTCGTGAGCAAGTTTCCCTGAAGAATATTAGGGAGATGCGCGAGAAGCTGCTTGTTGCCCAGATCAACAGGTTCCTCCGTGAGGGCCTGTAAGAGTGAGTTCTGGCAAAAATAATTTCTGAGGAGATTAATCAGATGGATGAACTCAAGGAACTGCTCAAGAAGCTGGGGATCTCCGAAGATGGCATCGCCACGCTAACGGAATCTCTCGAAACCTTCCGAAGAACAGTTGAGGAAGAAGCTGAAAAGCGTCTCAACGAGAGACTTGACAAGGCAAAGCAAGTCTGCCTTGAGGAAGTCGAGCAGGAAAAGCAACGAATCGTGCGACTCGTGGAAGTGTTCCTAGAGTCACGTACGAACACGATTAATCGTGAAGCTCAGAAACAAGCGGCTATTGGGGAATCCGAGTCTTCCAAGACGCTCAGAGAGCTGAAGTCTCTCCTTGAAGGCGTCAAATTGGAAAACATCCCGGAAGAATACCAGGCTGCGGTCGCTGAGAACAGGAAACTTCGGGTTAAGCTCCACGAATCCGAAGAGTCGAAGAAGGCACTGTTGGAGCGGTCAGCCCGCGCCACAGGAATTGCCGCTCGCTCTCTGAAGTACGCCAAGTCGTTGCAGGAGAAGTACGCTGGCGCAACTGCAGCTGCCCCCGCAACAACTGTCAAGGAAGGCAAGGAGAAAGAGGGAGCGAAGCTGGAAGCCCTTCGCGAGACCACTCAGAAGCCCCAGACCGTTCGCCCGATCTTGACCGAGTCCCAGACTCCGGCCAAGAAGGATGAGCGAACCCAAGGCGATCCAGACGTCCTGGCCATTGCGGGTAAGATGGATGACATCCCCGCATTCTAAGGGAGAGAATGATGAATTACGTGTCCGCAAAAAGCTCGGTCCTGACCGAGGAAGCCAAGAAGCAGCGAGAAATGAGCTTGCTTCTTGAGAGCAAGAAGAACGAGGTCGTCCGCAAGTGGTCGCCCGTTCTGAAGCGCTGTCAGGAAATCACCCCCGCCAAGATGCACCTGTGTGCGTCAATGATGGAAAACCAGCACAACTGGTGGGACCCCAACAAACGCACCACGATCTTCGAAGAAGCAACCACGACCGGCAACATTGCCGACTTCACGCGGTTTGCTCTCCCGATGATCCGCAAGAGCTTCCCTCGCCTGATTGCTGACAACCTTGTCGGTGTCCAGCCGATGAGCACGCCAGCAAGCCTGATTTTCTACATCAGGTATCGCTACGCGATCAGCAAAGGCCAGACTCTTGCTGGCACGCAGATCATGCGCCAGAACACTGCCCAGCAGTTTGCACGGCAGAATGGTTGGGCGCTTGACCCCTACTACAGCTCCCAGACTGTCAAGGGTGAAGACCTCACCATCGACGGCGCTGGCCTCGTGATCAGCGGCACGCTGGTCCACAAGCCCATTCTGGCGGGCACCGTTGTCGTCAACGTCTACGCTTCTGACGCGGATGACTGCGAAGATCCAGAGCCATGCTTGCAGGTCAGCTTTGATGCGGAAGGCAACCCAGAATTCGTCCTGGCTGGTTCTGGTTCCGACTGCCCAAGCGTCACAGTTGATACTACCACGACTGGCGCAACGTACTTTGATCACACGACTGGTGCGGTCACCGTTACCATTACTGCTGGTAGCTTGACCGGACTCATTGCTCGTGCGGATTACGAGTACGATCTGGAAAACAACCCGTTCCAGCCCGAGATCACCCTGAGCATCGATTCGGATTCGGTCTCTGCGGTGACCCGCAAGCTCAAGACGACCTGGTCGCTGGAAGCCGCTCAGGACCTGAAGGCCGTTCACAACATTGATGCGGAAGGCACCCTGACTGATCTCATGGCCGATGAGATGGTGGCGGAAATCGACCGTGAAATCATCAACGACCTGATCATCGCTTCTGCGATCAGGGCGACGCACAACTTCGCAACTGCTGCCGGTGCAAGCGTGAACTTCACCGACCGCAACATCGCCTTGCTCTACAAGGTGTTGGAAGTTGCGAACATCATCCACCGAACCACTCTCCGTGGTCCAGCTAACTGGATGGTGACCAGTGCGGATATCGCGTCCAAGTTCGAGCAGTTGAACGACTTCCGTGGTTCAGATGCTCTGGCCCAGGACGGGATTGACATCGGCATCACCTCTGCCGGTACGATCCAGGGCAAGATCAAGCTGTACAAGGACCCGCTCTTCCCGAACTGCAAGATCCTGCTCGGCTTCAAGGGCAACTCGGTTCTGGATTCGGGTTACTTCTACGCTCCATACATCCCGCTGCTCAGCACCCCGACTGTCATCGATCCAAACACCTTCTCGCCGAACAAGGGCATCATGACTCGTTACGGCAAGAAGCTGATCGAAGACGGCGGTCTATACTACGGGGTTGTGACCGTAAGTAACTTGTAGAACAGACTCTCGTCCATAAAGAACCCCGGCCAAAAGCTGGGGTTCTTTTTTATACTTATAATGGACAGCAGACTATGATATGTAAAATGAACATAGAGGAGGCCATATGGCTAGTTTGAAAAAACCAAAAGAGTGTCCAAATTGTTTAGAATCAGAGTCACTTAGAAAAACCGTAATTGACCATACAAATCCAAATTATGAAGGATGGTATTGTTCTTATTGTATTTCCGATTTTGGTAATGCTATTTGGCCTAAAGCATTTATCACCTGTAGACCGAAGAGAAATAAAAATTTATGTCGTGTGTGTGGGGCAGAACGCGGTAAAGTTGAATTTGTAAAAGATAAAAATCTTTGCAAGAGTTGTGCTTCTGAAGCGCATAAGGAATATAGGAAGAAGAATAGGGGAAGACTTTGTAAAAATATAAAAGATTATTGGGCGAAACGAGATCCGAAAGAGCGGTGGCAAAGAACTAGAAAGACAATTCAGGGATCAGCTGATGCTTTTTTACGTGACCAGATGTATCACATTAAAACAAGATCACTAAATCCTAGCAAAAGGGATGTAAAAGATGTTGTCCGTCGTGAATTTGATCTTGATGGTCCTTATTTGTTGGAATTATGGGAGAAGCAGGGTGGGGTGTGCGCGCTTACTGGTATTAGGATGACTCATCAGTTTGGTGATATGCGTGCTGTTTCTATTGACCGTATTGATTCTTCGAAGGGTCATGTTAGAGGTAATATTCAATTGATTTGTCAGTGTGTTAATTTGATGAAGAATGAGCATTCGAATGATGAGGTTGTTGGTTTTTTGGATGAGTATTGTAGGTTGCGGATGAAGCCAGTTTTAGATGTGTCTACTTAGTGATATGATCACCAAAAGGGAGGCTATTATGATCGTTACTAGAGAACAGAATTTGAAGACTTTGATTGCTCGTTGGGGTGAAAATCGTGGTAAGGATTCTGCTGTTTATAAGAATCTTGTTGCTGTTGGTGATTCATTGACAATCGATATGGCTAAGAAGATTATTACGGATGGCGGTTTTACGGATGCTAATTGGTGGCTTGATCCAGAGTGTTACCATTGTTGTAGGATGGTTGATAAGGTTATTCGGATGGGTGATCAGGGAGTTCTTGATCATGATAGTCAAACTGTTATGGTTTGTTTGGATTGTCTGAAAGCAGCTGCTAAGGAGTTGGAGGCAGTATGAAGACTAAACACTTAATCGTTCTTGAGGTCGATCTTGGTTTGAACAAGATCGATACTTTGTTTGCAATCAGAGATATTATTGAAAGTGGTACTCTGAATGTTGATCGTGATTATATGAAGAATGAATATCCTGGTATCCAAAAGGGTAGTATTATTTGTGCGAAGGTTGGCCTACTGAGATTTTGGCGTTTTCTGTTTGGTTTCTGGCGTGATTAGCATGAATATTGATCCAAACAAGACTGCGAGTGTTGATATTCCGACAAAGAGTGGGCGTATGAAGCTTACTGGTTATGTTACGAATATACGTGGAGTATGATTGATGGTGTTATGAAAGTGGTTTTTGTATTGATCGTAATCCAACAGGGACGTTGGATCTACAAATTGCTCACAGTAACCAGAACAGTCAGTAGAGAACCCAGGCCCTCAAAAGCCTGGGTTCTTTTGTATTTGAACGTCATGAACATACCACATTTTGATACTATACCGGCAGACTGCATAACAACCCAGACTTTGGTTGGTTCTTACGGGAAGTTCCCGCGCCAATTTGGGAATTGTTTTTCTGTGAGGGCATGTGGCAAAGAATACAGAATCTTGAACTTTAAGGTAGAGAATCTTGAACATCTTATCGAAAAAAGAGGTCTAAGTTGGCCAGTTCAAATTCATGTGTTGTCTGATGATTGTGCGGTTTTACATGATAGTCGCATCCCGCATGATTTTTATTCTTCTGAATTTTGTGCATGTTGTACTCCATATGACTTGTTGCCATTACAACAGAAGCTTCATCTAGCTAGGCGAGTTTTGACAAGAGAAGATGTGTATTCTGAATCTGGTATCATTACTTCGGTCATACCAAAAACAACAGAATTGAGGACTGGTTGGAGGATAGTGGTGCAGCCTGATAAAGTCGTCTCCAACGGAGATCATAATTTATGAGGAGGTTGGGTTTTTGAAGTTGCGTATAGAGCCGTAGAAGATATGAAGATCTGGATAGGGCGGAGGCCACCATGGACAACATTGCTAGAGACTTGTTGCGTGAATGGGTAGATGCTTGCAGCGTTGAAAAAGGTGGTTGTACAAGGGATGGTCTGCTTGCAATGCCGGTAGCAGAACTGTTGACGAAGACCAAGGAGTATTTGGAGGACAAAGATCATGAAATTGGAAGAGGTCCCACTGTCGGAGGAGGAGAAACGCCACTGGGACAAGAAGGATAGGAGAAAGTATAAATTTTCGGAAAATGATATTTCAGCTCAAGTTGAACTTATTCTAGAACGGGACAGTCTCAATAGACCATCAAGTTGGGTAGTCAGGTTAATGGAAATTTCGGTTGAAGGAGTATCTTCGCCTATTGAGAATTTACGACTTACATTTAGTAAAAAGGGTAAGTTACTGGTGTGTAACTATGCTGACAAACAAAACAAAGAAAAGCGGTACGAATCAGTTGGTAGACGTTGTGTAGACAGCATTCATGAAGATATAGCTTATCGCATAATGAATGCGCTTAAAACACATGATGATTTTGCTTGGTGTACGGAAGTATTTGTAGAACATTATTCAAGGAGATCCCCAAAGAGGCAACAGGTGGCATCACAGAGACCATAATTTTGGGGAAGAACAATGACACTCGACGGCCCCAGATTTCTTGATCTTGAACAGAAACCAAAAAGAAAAGCGTTTAGGGATGAGCGTTTTATTATGTTAGGTTCCCGAACGCCAACAAAGAAAATGTGGGCAGAGCCGTCCTTGGTAAAAGCTTTATTGGGTGGTAGTTGGCCAAAGGATGGCTTCTCTTGGGATCTTGTGGATCATTTCAGGTTTGAAAATGGCATTCTTGAGCCATATGATGGTTTTGGGGAGATACTTCCTGCTTCTGGTATCTCTGTGACAGCTCTACCAGCGCCCTTTGGCTTGGAGATGGACGAGTAGTGGAATTCAAAGGTTGTGTTGAATCTGTTGACGGTGATGATGTCAATGCGATAGTCACCGACTCAGAGGGAAGTATATTTTATGTTGGTTTTAGGACGACCGACATTGCTGGTTCACAAATTGAAAAACTTTGTAGGGGAGATCATGTGACGATTTCGTTTGGTTGGAAAGATGGAAAGCCAGCTTTATCTGTTACTGCCAAACCAGCGCCGGAATTAACAAAAGAAGAT